GCATCATGAAGAAGGCTATGAGCATATTCGTGTCAGCTGGGATGATGTACCTGAATACGATCCTTGGGGCGAACCATTCTTATTAAATTCTACGAGGTTACAACTTGAACGAGATTATCTCCCACATGAGCGAGATGCTCGTCGCAATGGTGTTCCTGTTATGGGTAAAGGAGCTGTTTTCCAAATTAGAAACTGGCCTACTTATAAAAACGGGACTTATGATTTCCGCAATACTAGTGGTCTACTACGTCTTATCGCATTGGACTTGGGACTTGTTAATGACAAGACCGTGCTTAGTCTTATATACTGGGATCCTAATGGATCTGAAGCTTGGTTAGATCGCCAAATAGTAGTCAAGGGCACAGAAGAGGCCAATCCTATCAACTACATACAAAATCTAATGCGTCCTGAAGTGTTTGGATGTCCTATTGTCTTACCACCTGATGCGGGAACCGTAGGCCGCTATACTATGTCAGCACTAAGTATTAGACAGCTATTTGAACAATACGAATTAAACGTATATCCAGAGCCAATACACAATCCGCCTGATGATCAAGGACGTACTACTAATCATAAAGCGTTTGGTATTAACGTAATGCGTCAAATGCTTGAAATGGGGACTTTTCACGTCAATGAAAACTGTGTTGAATTTCTTAGAGAAGCTCAAAACTATTATGTGGATGACAAGGGCAGGTTTAGTGATCCAGATGACTGTATTGATTCTGCTCGTTACGCATTGCTTGGGTGCTTAAATGGCTGGGCAGAAGAGTGGGATAACCGTAGTCCGCAACAACGATTCCGCGATGCCGCACACAATATGCGTGTACGCAAACTACAGCAAAACACAGCAGACCGTCCTGCTTGGAAACGCACTTACTCTGCTGATGAGTAGGGCATAAATAATAAAATAAACAAAGGTATTTAATAATGTTGGATTTAAAAAACGTAGTTGTTAGCAATCTAAACACAAACACTGGCTCATTGGCTCGTTTTGTAAAAATGAAGAGCTTGTTGGATCAAAAGTGTGCGGCAAACTTACGTTTGTTAGCTACCAAGAACAACATTAACCGTACAAGCGATTATCATTACCTTGTATTAGCAATGACACAGTCAACTGAACCTGTAAACGGTTTAGACTATATCCACCCTGTAGTTAAACCTACTGTAGATTACGCTACTAGTGTAATTGTTAAAGGTATGGCACAGAATGGCGAGATTAACTTTGAATTCGTTGCAGATAACGAAGATGACGAAGCCGCGGCACGTCAAGCTACCAATATGGTACACAAGTTGATTAATCAAAACAATGATCCGCACTTTATTCTACAACATTGGGTAATGGATGCTTGTCTACACAAGAATGGCGAAATGCTAATCAGCCCAATGCGTGAGCAAGTTGTACGCTATGTAACTACTACAGGTACATTAGACCAACTTAAAGCCTTTGAACAACAAGCTGAAGAACAAGGTCTAACAGCCAAACGTAATAGTCGCCGTAAGAAATCAGTAGATATGGCTAAGGTAGTTGCAGAGACACAACAGTTCCTACAATCAACGGATCAAGCACAAGCTGAACAACAAATACAAGCACGTATTGATCGTAGCCGTGCTATTGCCAAAGGCGATACAGCACAAGATCCTACAGAAGATTTTGCACAAGAAAACAATTTACAACTACAAAATGGTGAAGATGCATTAGATGAAGCTATTGCACGTAACACTATCTATGATGCAGAGTACAAACTTACTGGTTATACATTAAACATTAAGTTCCGTCCTATTGCACAACACTATTGGATGTGTGATCCAACTGTTATTGAAGTACAAGATCAACCATTCTGCGGTTTCTACAAACCAATGAGTATTCAAGAAGCAACTGAATTGTATCCAGACATTGATCTGGAGGAGTTTAAGATCTATGCTGAATACTCAAACGTGGGCTCTTATCAGGCTGGTAGCTTACTCAATAACTTGGCCATTCATGCTCGTGATAGTGTGCCTATTAATGGACTCCCAGCGCAAGGATATTCCGCACAAGAACCAGAAGCACGTCAAGTTACTGTTCTTACTGTATGGAATCGCTATGATATTGACGGCGATGGCGAGTTGGAACTTGTTGAACTAATCTATTCAGGACAGTATGTTATTAGTGCTCGCGAAGTAGAATTTATTCCTGTAGCCAATATGTGTCCAAAGCCATTACCACAAAACTTCTATGGTATGAGTATTGCTGAATCAGTAACTCCTATGCAAGAGTATATGACCTCTGGTTATCGTGCAGAGTTAATGATGGGCTTGCTACAATCAACCCCACGTATTGGTGTTAAACCAGATAAAGTAGACTTTGAAGAAATACAAGACGGTGAAGCCGCAATCTTTATCTTGGACAGTAAGTTTAATCCAGCAACAGATATCTATGCAATGCCTACACCACAAGGTAATCCAACATTCTTAGACAATACGCTACAACGTATGCAGAATGATGGTATGGCAATGACTGGTATGACAAGTCCGCAAGATGTATTCAATCCAGAAATTATGGATCCAGGTAATTCAGGAGCAAAGTTAAACTTAGCTCTAAGTCCTAACCAAATTATTCAAGACAATACAGTTAAAAACTGTGCTGAAGGCTTGAAAGATGCTATTTGGTTAGTATGGCGTACATTAATTGCACACGCTGATGACTATGGTGTTAAGAAGTTGGCCAAAGAATATAATCCAGAAAAGAAAGCCATATTCTTAGATGGTGAATCATTTGACAATATGGATTTTAATGATCGTAAAACTATTCACATTGACTTGGCATTAGGTATGAAGTCAGAAGAAAACAGTTTGCAACGTAGTCAGATTATTAAACAAGCACAAACACAATTAAATGCTGAAGTAGCACAAGCTGTTCAAATGGGTGCTGGTACTCCAGAATTGTTTAAGAAGATGCGTAAACCATATGAAGATATGCTTTATACATTAGGTGTTAAAGATGCTGACGCATACCTATTGACAATGGATGAAGTTACCGCAATGGCGCAACAAGCAGAACAAAAAGCACAAGCCGCACAAAAAGCCGCACAAGCTAATCCTCCTGCTAAAGATCTTAAAGACAAAGCAGGCGCACAGTTGGATCAAGCACGTGCTCAAGAGATTATTGCTGATATCAACGGCAATGATGCTAAACGTCAATTAGAAGGTGTAGCTTTATTAGGCGAACATAAGGCTCGTGCTTTTTAACGCATAAATAGATTTACTGGATAGGAAATGAAATGATTGAAAATGACGTTGTAGAAGCGTTTAATAAACGCATGACTGTTGATCTTAACAATATTAAGTCAATGACACCAGCACAGCTGGACCGTGTTAAAGATATGGGCAGTCAAGCAGAGAATTTATTGAAGAACAAAGAGTTCGCATACTTTGTTCATACGTTCAAGTTTGAACGTGTAGATGTCCTAACAGATATTGCAGGACATAGCGAGGAAGATAACAGCCTGAGAGTTGCTCTTAGCAACCAGCTCACAGGTGTAGATGAGTTCGTTAAATCGCTTAAACGTGCGGTTTACTTTAAGAACCGCGTGGTAAGTCAACAGACAGGTCAATTGGCCGCTGAAGACCCCATAGCGTAACATAAAAGGAGTATCCAATGGATACAGTTGTTAATGATATACCTAATGTCGTCGTAGACACGGTCCCTGTCAAAGAAGCCAGTGTGGGACTGGATGCAATAGCACAGAAAATGGCCGCGATGCGTAACCAAGTTCAAGCTACCATACCCGCTGGGACAGGTTCTTCTGATGAGGCAAACGCAGAAGCCCCTGTGGCACCTAAAGGTGTAGAGATCCAGGAAGAAGTTCCTGAGAACGATACCAATTTGAATGAGCCAGAAGTTGCAGGACTAGAAGCAGAGTATGATGAAGATGGCAACGAAGAAGGAGTAGCCCCTGAAGAGGTAAGCGAACCAGATTCGTCTAAAGCAGAAGTTATTGATTTCTTGGAGTTTGCAGAAACTAACCCTAACGCTAAATTTAAGTTTATGCGTAATGGTAAAGAAATTGAAATAGATGCAAAGAAAGCCGCCGCCATATTAGGCCAAGGTGCCGCAATTAGCGAAGAAGCAAGACAACTTAAGATTCAAAAAGCTGAATTTGATGAGTATCTCACCAATAAGAAAGCTGAACAAGATGGACTTATGTTGGCAATGGAATTCACTGTACGCCCACAGTTACAAAAGGCGTATGATGAAGTGATTAAGGTACAGCAGTATCAGAATACCTTTAGAGAACAGTTAGCACGTACTCAAGATCCTGTACAACAGGCTCAGATACAGGCTAATATGCAACAGAATGATCGTTACCTACAACAAATTGGTGGCACAATCAATCGTCTAAAGCCTAATCTGGAACAGTTTTACCAGTTACGTAGTAATCAAGTTCGCGAGATTCTTGATAGCAATAGAAAGTCATTCCAAGATAAGGAATTGCGTAATAGTGCTATCTATGAAGAAGTTCGTGACAAGGTAAGTAAGGGTTGGGGAGCGGCTAAGAATCAATTGGTTCCTGGCGTAAATAATATAGACCTTGTAACAAGTGATGAGCATATCTTATCCTTGATACGAGATGGTTTAAAATATCGTGACCGTCCCAAAGCTAAAGGTGCTGGCAATAGTATTGCCGCATTAACTACACGTAAGACCGCAAGTTCCATTCCTTCAGGTAATCAAAAGAGTCAAGTTGAAAGCCTTCGTGAAAAAGCCAGGGGCGGCGATATAAAAGCCGCAGATAATTTATTATTGGCACATCTGAGTAACATCAGAGCCAAGCGTAGATAAAACAAAGCCAAATTAAAGGAGAAATATTATGGCAGCTCAAGGTTATAACTCAACCGCAGTCATTGGCAATGGTGCATCTGGTAACTACCAAACTGATATCGTTGTTAAAGACTTAGACTTAGATGTATCAAATCGTGTAAAAGACGATACCCCAGTTTTAAATATGTGTATGGCTAAAAAGCGTAAAGTAGTTTCTACATTACCTTTATGGACAAACGACGTTTATCGTCTACCACAAATCCAAGCTAACCAAGAAGGTCAAGCTGTTAGTTCTGCTAGTGTAGAATCACAGTCACGTGCCAACTTAGGTAACTACACACAGATTTTCAGTACAGTTGTTGGTGCTACTGGTACCGCACGTGCTGTTGAACAATCTGGTGGAGATCCACAAGCATACCAAGAAGTTAAGCAGTTAATTGAATTGATGTTTGACGTAGAAGCTCAAATCGTACGTGCTGACCAAATTGGTACAAAATACAGTGGCCAAGCAGGTTTTGCATCTGGTTTCGCTGGTAACGTATTTGGTAACGTAATAAACATCAGCAGTTCTACTCAAGTTCCAGGTTGGACATTCGTGTCTAACGTTACTGGTGACCAAGGTGGTAACGTTCAGTATCAAACAAGTAGTGCATTTGCGGCAGTAAGTTCACAGCCTGTTGTAAGTCCAGTTTCTGGTTCTGTTACAACATTTGGTCCACAAACTGGTCGTCGTATGGGTTCATTGAACGCATTCGCAGGCACACACAGTTTCAACCCAAGTCCAGCGGCAAGTTTCTATACAAACTTCAATGCTGAAGGTAGCGATACAGTTACTCAAGGTACAGCAAACGTATTAACTATTGGTGGTGGCGCAAGCAACAATAACAACGGTGAATACTTAGGTAGTTCTTACTATTCATATACTTCTAGCTTACAACAGTTTGCTCCAAGTTTATACAAGCAGTTAGTTACTACAGCTGAACAACGTTTCAATGCGAAGATCCGCACAATCGTATGCCCAACATCATTACGTACACATTTAAGCGATACAATGCCTACATCACGTAGCATCAACCGCGTAAATAGTGAGCGTGGCGATACTATTGCTACATACGAAGGCGACTTCAACTACACTTACGAGATTTTTGATTCTTGGATTATGGATCAAGTTGGTGTAGGTAATCAGATCTACTTCTTGAATGAGGAAGTCCTCCAGTGGGGCTCTTTACGTGATTTAGGTCCTAACAATGAAGTATTCAGTAATGCTGATGCTAGTTTAGATCAGTTCATCCTTGAAGGTACTTTAATCGTACGTAACCCAGCTGGCGTAGCTGTATTGCACGATATTAGTCCTAACGGAACATACGTTGGTGTTAACCCATCAACTGGTGCTTCTGGTTCATTACGTTCTACAACATACGTACAACGTCTCAATGCATGGGACAACTCAACCTTCTAATTAAGTTTTACTTAATTACAAGTATGGAAGGGGCTCTTAGGAGCCCTTTTCCTTTGGCCATAAATAGATATATGACTACATACGATGAATTTGCTAACTATCACGATAAATCAGAACTTGATGGTCCTGATCCAGAGTTTAATCAAGACGCACACCGTTGGGACAAAGGCGGATTAGCCACAACAGATAATGGTATTGCTGATCGTTTATTACAAAATGATAAACTATATAAACAATTAAAAGGTGATTGGACCAATACAGGTTACAATCTAAGTAAAAACATTAAGACAACAACTGGTCGCGATGGTGGCAAGATGTATCTTACAAAAGAACAAATGAATATTCCTGCAATTTTAGAACATTGTCAGGATTATCGCAAACGTGCAGAAGCAGGATTTATGGATCCATTAGCTCCTATTATGCCAGATGGCAAGTTAGGCTACAAGTGGATGGAGTTGCCAGAAGTCATTGCATTTGAAATATGTAATAAGTACTTTGGTGGTATGCCCTGGGCCGCTATTAAACGTGATAAGACATTAAAAGCACAATTTTATAAAGTAGTACAACAAGAGTTTAATGCTTTTGTTTGCTACCCAGGAGGCAAATTGCCTATTCCTGTTGATGTACCTTATCCTAACCCAATAGGTTCTGATAAATTCTTTAAAGGCCATAAAGTATGAGCACACAAATTTCTGACGCAACAGCGTTAGTTTCTTACATACAAGCATTTACGGGTTCCAGTAATAATCAAGAGATACAACAATGTATCTACCTTACTGAAATGATGATGCGTAACATTGAACTACCAGCATTGCGTACAAATCCTTATAATACATTTGGTATTGCAGACCAAAATGGTTTTGTTCCTATTCCACCTGATATGAATAGACCTATTCTATTCTTTAATCAAGGATTAACCAGCACTACCGCTGGAGCAACCAACACAGCTGGTCCTTGGATTGTTTATGACCGTATTGGTGATCGCGATATGATTGGCGATCAGATGATTGAAAACTTATATCTAAAACCTTTAAACATTCCGCAAGTGTATCGTGGTAAGTTTAGTGAAGTAGGACAGAACTATGAATTCCTACCAGGACTTGGTCAAGGTGAAATAATCAATATGTATTATTTTACTACTTGGCCAGAACTGTTTAGTTTAGATACAAGTGGTAATCCAATTTTAAACAACGTAGTACTACAATCATTTCCTGAAGGTTATGTATATGGAACATTACATAACTACTATCTAAAACGTAAAATGACTGATGATGCCAATGGTTGGTTAGCCAAATTTAACTTGGCTTGGGATACTGTTGAAGATCAGAACAACAAAGGTAAATGGTCAGGTGGACATAATCGCTTGACAAGTATTTTCCAACCACGTAAAGATAGACGCTACACAGCAAGATAATTAAGGAATAAGATATGCCAAGTCTGTATGGACAAAGCGGTAATGTAACCGTTAATAGCAGTAATACTATGGGCCTATATGCTATTGCCAATACTGGCAACGTAGTAACAGCCAATGTTTCATCAGTAAACACTACTGGTCTATACACACGTGGCGGCAATGTCTATGTACCAAGTTCAGCACAACAATTATTAAATTTATTAAGCAATAATGGTACTGTTTATTTTCAGTTAGATCCCGCTTACGCAAATCAAAAGGTAGAAGCATTTGCAATCACAGGAAATACAAGTGGTGGCAATTTACAAATTCATTTAGTGGGCGATGTTACAGGTCTTGGTATTACTGGACAACCAGTTACCACAACATTAAGCAATACAGCATTAAGTCATTACACTGGTAATATTACTGGTAATACATTAACTATTAGTACAGGTATTTTCTGGGCCAATGGTCAGGCATTCCTAAGTTCAAGTTATGGTAATAGTAACGTTGCGGCTTATATGTCAACATTTTTGCCTACATACAATAGCAATATTGGTACTACACGTACAGGTAATCTTAACACTGGCAATGTATACGCTAACAACGGTTTCTTTAATGGAAATATTACAGTTGGTAATATTAATGTCACTGGTGTATCTCATTTTTCTAATGTTAATACAACAGTAACAACAACATTATTGGCTAATGCCAATGTACCAAGTACAAATACAACAACAGGTACTATCGTATCCTATGGTGGTGTTGGTATTGTTGGTGATTTAAATGTTGGTGGAAACATTACAGCAAACTTGGGCACATTAGCAGTTGGCGGAAACATTACAACTAATAGTAATGTTGTATCAGGACAAGGTGTATATGCCACACAATATTTTTGGGCAAATGGTGCACCATTCCAGAGTAGTATCTATAGCAATGCAAACGTAACAGCATATCTTGCGGCTAACACAGATCCAACTATTATTGGTATTAATTCTAATGTTTCCTATGTACAAGCAAACCTAACTACATTTGAAACTTACGCCAATGCTACCTTTGCTACCCAAACAGCATTACAAACATTAGATGCCAACGTTGGTGCATTTGAAATTTATGCCAATGCCACATTTATTGCATCAGCAACAGCCTATGGCAACAGTAACGTAGCCGCATATCTTGCCGCCAACGTTGATCCAACTATTATTGGTATTAATTCTAACGTAGCAAAGATCAGTGCCAATTTAGGTGCATATGAAATCTATGCTAATACACAAATAGCAACTATTACAGCTAACTTAGGTGCATACCAATTATATTCTAATGCCAATGCGGCATTTCAAGAAACAGAAATACAAAGTTTGGTTTCTGGTTTTGCATCCAACGTTGGAACATATTTAACACAATACAATGGTAGTATTGGTACCAACAACGCTATTAATTTTGCTAAAAAATGGGGTTATAATGCTGGATATCAAAGTAGTGCAAGTACCGCAATTGCCATTGGCGATCAAGCTGGTTACACTGGTCAAAATAGTTATTCTATTGCGATTGGACATAATGCTGGCCAACTTGGCCAAGGCAATCAAAACGTTGCAGTTGGATCAAATGCAGGTGGATACGGTCAAGGTGATTACGCTATTGCCATTGGCGCTTTTGCTGGTTATAATATTAACACTCCAGTTGCCCAAGTCGCCAATAGTATTGTAATTAATGCTAATGTTGGATATAACCAAGGTCTATCAGCAACAAACGCTGGATTATATATTGATCCAGTTCGTCTTGATCCAACTAATACCGCACAAACAGTTTATTACAATACTACAACAAAAGAATTAACTTATACTATATCAGGCGGTGTCGCTTATGGTAATGCCAACGTAGCACAATATCTACCGTACTTTGGTGGAAACATTGGTGGAAACATTGATTACACAACCGTATATACACAATCCTTTACAAGCAATAGTTCTTGGACAGCACCTTATGGTGTTACAAGTATTAACGTATTAGTAGTAGGTGGCGGTGGTGGCGGTGGAAGTGGTTCTTCAGGATCATTTGCTGGTGGCGGTGGTGGCGGTGGTAATGCTATTGTTACTACCTATTCTGTAACTCCTGGAACAGCTTATACCATTACTGTTGGTGCAGGTGGTGCCGCAGGACAAGCTGGTAAATCAAGTGCATTTGGAACTCTAAGTGTAACTGGCGGCGCCGCAGGATCATCAACATCAGGTATTGGTTGGAAAGGTGCCCAGGGTATACCAAACGGTGGTGGTACTGGTGGTACTACTGGCAGCTCTGGAACAGCTGGTGGTGGTGGTGCAAGTTCAACTTCAGGCGGAGCTTACCAAACTCCTGATGGTGGTCAAGGTATACAAACATCTATTACTGGGGTCTCGTCATATTTTGGTGGCGGTGGTGGTGGTGGCGCTGGCGGCGCCAGTTTCGTGAATGGTACTGGTGGCGCTGGTGGCGGTGGTGCTGGAGCACAATATAATGGTGGTAGTGCCGCTGTAGCTGGATCAGGTCAAACTGGTGGTGGCGGTGGTGGTGGATCTTATTATTCCGCACATACCGCAGGAGCCGCTGGCGGTTCTGGTATTGTTGCTATTTCTTACTCACAGCCTGTTATTCCAGGAACTATTACAGCAAATACATTTACAGTATTTAATGGTATATTTTGGAGCAATGGTACTCCATTTAGTGCCACAAGTTCATATGGTAATGCCAACGTAGCGTCTTATTTGGCAAGTAATACAGATCCAACTATCAGTACTTTAAATGCCAATGCGGCTGTACAAGCTGTGCAAATTAACACTTTAAATGCCAACGTTGGTGCATTTGAAACCTATGCCAACGTAACATTTGCTACCAAGACATCATTACAAACATTAGATTCTAATGTTGGTGCATTTGAAACTTATGCTAATACAGCGATTCAAACTATTAATGCTAATTTAGGTGCATATCAGATTTATGCTAATGCCAACGCGGCTTCACAAGCAACAAGCATTAACGCATTAAATGCCAACGTTGGTGCATTTGAAACGTATGCCAATACAGCAATACAAACAATTAATGCTAATTTAGGTGCATTTGAAACTTACGCCAATGCTACATTTGGCACAAGCAACTACGGCAATGCCAACGTGGCCGCTTACTTGCCTGTTTATGGCGGATTTGTTAAAGCTAGCAATCTCCAATTGGGTCTTGGTGCAACCATTACAGCGCCAGCAGGAGATTTGTCATTATTACCAACACCAGGCGGAAATGTTCTTATTGGTGGAGGTCCAAGTTCTGCTACAAATCATTTACTTGTAATGGGCAACATTACATCAACTGGTTATTTTATTGGTAATGGTAGTAAATTATCTAATTTACCAGTGCAGGCTGGCACATATACTAATGCTAACGTATTATCATACTTAAGTGGTGGCACCTATCCTGGAGATATCAATGCTACTAGTGGTGTGGTAAATGCCGCGGCAATTAATTCTTCTGGACAAGTTACAGCAGGCACATACTTACAAGCTAATAATGGATTATATTCATTAAGTTCTATAACTGAATCATATTCAGATGGTATTGTTGTTGATTATACAACTGGCAATGGTCGCATTAGTGTTGGTACCGCAGATGCATTAACATTCTATGCTGGCGGTCCTGGAGCTACTCCAACAGCAGTTTTATACCCAACTGGTAATCTTGTATTGCCAGGTAGTTTAACTATGACAAATGGTGTATTCTGGTCTAATGGTACACCATATAGTTCAGGTGGCGGTAGTTCATATGGTAATACACAAGTTGCCGCTTACTTATTAGCACCAGGCCCAATTGGTAGTGGTACACCAAATACTGGTGCCTTTACAACATTGGCAGGTACATTATCAACTTCAAGTCAACCTAATATTACCAGCCTTGGTACATT